CTATGTTATCGGATACAAAGGTACTTCACCTTACGATGCTGGTTTATTCTATTGTCCTTACGTTCCTCTACAGATGGTTAGAGCCGTTGGTCAGGATACATTCCAACCAAAAATTGGCTTTAAGACTCGTTACGGAATGGTTGAGAACCCATTCTCACAGGGTACAACACAAGGATCAGGAACACTTACTGTTAACGCTAACCGTTACTACAGAAGAGTTGCTGTTACAAACCTTATGTAAGTCATATTACATACTTTTCAAAAGACTCCTTCGGGGGTCTTTTTTTTGTCAAGAATTCCTAACAATAAATATTGTTACAGGAGGTAAAGACAATGTTACATTTCAAATGGGAAATACCAGAAGTCCCAGAATACGATCCAGAAATTCATAATCCAGAGAGGGTCTTTGCTCTCCTGTGTTATCGTGGAATACATTACGCAAAATGGGTATATCTAGATGTATTCAACGTAAAAAATTGGAATCTTAAAAATCCAAGAGACGAAAAACGATCATAGAGACCCGCTAAATAGTAATATGAACGATAAACAAGCAGTAAAACTTATTATCAAAAGATCAAAGAAAAATCCAATTCTGTATTCACAAGCAGAGATTCTTTATGCTAAAAGAATCAAAAAATTGCAAAAAAAGATAGATGACTGATTCAGTATCACCCTTTGATAAACAAATAGACAATAGGAACTATATGTCTCCTCTTGGCTTTAAGTTGATCTTAACTAAGACACCAAAGGTTGATTTTCTTTGCCAATCTGCGAACATACCTCAAATAAGCATGGGAACCGCAATCCAAGCATCTTATTTGAAGGATATTGCTGTGCCTGGAGATAAAATTTTATATGATGATTTAAACGTTCGTTTCTTAGTAGATGAAAAGATGGAAAACTATCTTGCAATCTACAAGTGGATGACTGGACTTGGATATCCTGAGTCTTTAGGTCAATTTGAACAATTAAAGAAAGATGATTTTAGAACTGATCGTACTGTAGGTGATGATGGAGATCCACGTTATTTTGAATTTTCAGATGCTACATTACAGGTTTTAAACAGTAACTATAAACCTAGTGTTTTAATTAACTTTAAAGATGCATTTCCAATTGCACTCTCAACACTAGATTTTGATGTCACAACTCGTGACTATGCCTATTTTACAGCAGAGGTGACGTTTAAATACACAATATTTAATATAACTGATCCAAATGGTGTTAGAATAGATACTAACTTTAAAAAATAATTTTACATGATAAATCTTGATAAGATTCAGTCCATGTGGCAAGCGGACTGTAAAATTGATATTGATAATATGCATGAAGAGTCAATTAAAGTCCCTCAACTGCATTCCAAATATCACGAAATATTAAACAATTTAATTTTATTACGAACGAAAGCTCAGAAGATACAAAAGAGTGTTCGTCATGAAAGATATGAGTACTACTCTGGTAAAGCAGATCCAGAGGTGTATGAAAAAGAGCCTTTTCCGAAGAAAGTTAGAGATAAAGATGCATTAATTAGATATATGGATGCTGATGAAAGAGTTTCTGATGCTAATTTAAAAGTTGAATATTATGATGTGATGATAAATTATACTGAAAGTATTCTTAGACAGATATCGAATCGTACATATCAAATTAAAAACTCAATTGAATGGCATAAATTCCAAGCTGGATTTACATGACCCATTTAATTATTAAAAAGAAAAACGAGGTCTTTGTTACGATAGACTCGGAACAATATGTGTATCATGAACTTTCAGATCATTTTACATTTGAAGTTCCTGGCGCTAAGTTTATGCCGCAATATCGTAATAAGTATTGGGATGGGAAGATAAGGTTATATGATATGAGAAAAAATGAGATTTATACTGGACTTGTAGATAGAGTTATATCATTTTGTAATCGTAAAGGATATACTTATGAATTTGAAGGTAGTAAATTCTATGGACTGCCACTGGAAGAAAATGAGATGATATCTCCAGAAGGTGTCACAGACTATGTAAAGAGCATATCAAAACATAAACCCAGACCGTATCAAATCATGGGTATTCATGATGCATTGAGACATAATCGTAAATTATTACTGTCTCCAACTGCATCTGGTAAGTCATTAATGATATATGCCATCACAAGATATCATGTTGAACATAATCGTAAAATCCTAATTGTAGTTCCAACTACATCTCTTGTTGAACAGATGTATAAAGACTTTGAAGATTATGGATGGGATGTTGAAAAATATTGTCACCGTGTATATGCTGGAAGAGATAAAATTAGTGATGATAGTGTTACGATTACTACATGGCAGTCAATCTATAAGTTAGATCGCAAGTATTTTAATAACTTTGATGTAGTGATTGGTGATGAGGCACACCTATTTAAATCAAAATCTTTGGTCAGTATCATGACAAAAATGCTTGATTGTAAATATCGATATGGTTTTACAGGAACACTTGATGGAACACAAACACACAAGTGGGTATTAGAGGGATTATTTGGCCCTACATATAAGATTATTCGTACAGATGAATTGATGAAGAAAGGATATCTGTCAAAATTAAATATTAAAGTTTTAACACTCAAACATCCAGCAAGAAAGTTTGAGAACTATGAAGATGAAATACAATATTTAATCACACATACACAGAGAAATAACTTTATTAAGAATCTAACTCTTGATCAAAAAGGTAATACTCTCATTTTATATACAAGAGTTGAGTCACATGGTCTCCCTCTCTTTGATCTCATAAATAGTAACAAGGAAGAAAACAGAAAGTGTTTCTTTGTTCACGGAGGAGTTGATACTGAGGATCGGGAAGAAGTTCGTACAATCACAGAAAAAGAAGACAATGCAATTATTATTGCCTCATACGGCACCTTCTCAACAGGAATTAACATTAAGAATCTTCACAACGTCATATTTGCATCGCCAAACAAATCAAAAATACGAAACTTACAAAGCATAGGTCGAGTTTTAAGAAAGGGTGACAACAAAATCAAAGCAACTCTATTTGATATTGCTGATGATATTACATATGGATCTTCTAAAAACTATACTTTAAATCATATGATGGAGAGAGTTAAGATTTATAACGAAGAAAACTTTAATTATGAAATGCTTACAATACCTTTAAAAAAATGTCAGATAAATTTTTAGCAGTTGTAAAATTAAAAACAGGTGAAGAAGTTATTGCAAAAGTCGATGTTTCACCCGAACTTGATGTAGTATCTCTAGACTGTCCAGCTATGATTGGTCATTCAAACTTTTCACGAAGACCTGGCATCAGTGTAATTAAAATAGAACCTTGGATAAAGACTGGTAGAGAAAGAACATATATAGTGGAGATGAGTAACATTATCACCACATGTGAGGTTCATGATAAAGACGTGATAAAAGCATACAATAAATTTGTAAATGCTTATTATGAAACTGAACCTTTTCCTAAAGAACCTAAACCAAAGATGACAAAAGAGATGGGTTATATAGCTAATGTTAAAGATGCTCGTAAAAGCCTAGAGAATATCTTTAAGAATAGCTAAGCTATCCCTCTGAACCTCCACAAAGGTTATTGTACATGTTTTAGAAGGTATTGTCAAGCGTTTGATTATAGTGTATAATAATGTTATGAATGAACACTATCAGAACATTTCATGGCAAGAAAAAGATCGGAACATTATGTAAATAATAAAGAGTTCCTCGCCGCTATTGTAGAGTATAAAGAAAAGGTTGCCTTAGCTGCAGAGAAAGGTGAAACAAAACCTGTTATCCCAAGATATATTGGTGAGTGTTTTTTAAAGATTGCAACTCATTTATCCTTTAAACCTAATTTTGTAAATTATATGTTTAAGGATGACATGGTATGTGATGGTATTGAAAATTGTGTTCAATATATTAATAATTTTAATCCAGAGAAATCTAAGAATCCATTTGCTTACTTTACACAAATTATACACTACGCATTTCTTAGAAGAATACAAAAGGAAAAGAAACAATTAGAAATTAAAACTAAGATTATTGAAAGATCAGGTTATGAAGAAGTGTTCACTGTTGATGGAGATATGACAGGTAGTAGTTCTGACTACAATCAAATCAAAGACTCAGTGCAAACAAGGATGAATTATCAGTGAAGATTGCTATTATAACAGACCAACATTTTGGTGCGAGAAAAAACTCAAAATTATTTCATGATTATTTTTTAAAATTTTACGAAGATATATTTTTTCCAACTTTAGTTAAAGAAGGAATCACTACCATTATTGACATGGGTGATACATTTGATAGCCGTAAAGGTGTTGATTTTGTATCATTAGAGTGGGCAAAAAATAATTATTATGATAAGTTAGAAGAATTAGGAATCACTGTTCATACTATTGTAGGTAATCATACAGCGTATTATAAGAACACAAATCAATTAAGTGGTGTTAATCTTTTTTTAAGAGAGTATGACAATGTAAAGATATATTCAGAAGCCGAAGAAGTTAAAATTGATAATACAAAATTTTTATTTGTGCCTTGGATTAATTCTGAGAATGAAGAGAAAACATTAAAATTAATTGATGATAGTGATTCTCCATGTGTGATGGGTCATCTAGAACTGAATGGTTTTATGGCAACTCGTGGACATTTTATGGAACATGGTATGGATTCAAATGTCTTTGATAAATTTGAAAGAGTTTATTCTGGTCACTACCATATGAGATCTAATAAAGATAATATTTTTTACTTAGGTAATCCATATGAAATGTATTGGAATGATGTGAATGATAGAGATCGTGGATTTCATTTGTTTGATACAGATACTTTAGAACATAAGCCAATCAATAATCCATATCAACTTTTTCATAATCTATATTATGAAGATACTCCACATCAGATGTTGGATATTACAAAGTATGATCAAAAAATACTTAAGGTTATCGTCCGTAAAAAGTCAGATCCAAAACAGTTTGAAAAGTATATTGATAAACTCTATTCTTCAAATTTAGCAGAGTTAAAAATTGTTGAGAACTTTGATTTTACAGAGGGAGAAGAGTTTGAAGCAGATGAATCTGAAGATACAATTTCTTTATTAAATAGATATATACAGGAGTCTGAAGTGGACTTAGATAAATCTGTGATTACAGAAATACTTCAAGACGTTTATCGGGAGGCCTGTGAGGTTGAGTAATGTTTATCTTAGCTGTTAAAGGATATGAAGAAGATGGTGCTTTCTCAATTGAGAATGATGATGGAGATCGAGTTCTTTTAATGTTTGAGGAAGAGGATGATGCAGATAGATATGCTGATTTAATATCAGTTGAAGAAGATTATCCAGAGATGAGTGTAATAGAAGTAGATGATTTCGTTGCTATGAGGGCTTGCGAAATGCACGATTACATGTATAATATTATTAGACCAGACGATATCGTGGTTCCCCCAAAGAATGATTTGTTTCAAAAAGATAAGATGGCGTAACTTGCTGTCTACTGGTAATCAGTGGACAGAGATAGATCTTAATAAAAAATCCAATACAGTAATTATTGGTACAAATGGTGCTGGTAAATCTACCATGTTAGATGCACTTACATTTGTTTTGTTTAATAAACCTTTTCGTAAGATTAATAAATCTCAACTTGTAAACGCTACAAATGAAAAAGATTGTTTAGTTGAACTTGATTTTGAAATTGGGTCAACGGAATGGTTTATTCGTAGAGGCATCAAACCAAATATATTTGAGATTCATCGTAATGGACAGATGATGAACCAATCTTCTGCTGCTAATGATCAACAGAAATGGTTAGAACAAAATGTTGTGAAGATGAATTACAAGTCATTCACACAAATCGTTATATTAGGTAGTAGTACATTTGTTCCATTCATGCAATTATCAGGTTCAAATCGAAGGGAAGTAATTGAGGACTTGTTGGATATTAAAATATTCTCAGCGATGAATGCTATAATTAGGGATAAGATAAGAGATAAGAAAGATGCAGTTAGAACTTTAGAGTTAAAGAAAACATCTCTTAAAGAAAAACTAGAGATGCAAAAAAACTTTATGGATGAGATTGAGAAGAGAGGTAAAGAGAGAATAAATTCTAAGAAAGAAAAAATTAAAACTTTAATTACAGACAGTGAAAAGTGTAT